TCCAGCTCCTGGCGTGTCCAGGGTTGGCGGGGGCCGGCCTGGCGAGTCAGGCCCAAGTCCCACGCCTTGTGGTTGACGGAGCTCTTGGTCCGCCCAAGCTCCTCGGCAATGACTCGGTGGGTGAAGCCTTCGGCCAGGCGCTGGCGAAGGGTGGTCAACTCGGCCTCGGTCCAGATGCGTCCGCTCATGCATCACCCCCTTCGGCGAGAATCCCTTTGATTCGAGCGATGGTTTCTTCGGTGCTCTTCGGCGGCTCTTCACCACGGGTTCGCCAGAAATCTTCCGCCTCTTGCTGAGCCTTTCGCTCACTGGCCTCTTGGGCCTTGCGGATATCGCTTTTCATCTCATCGCTTTCGAGAAGGGCTACCCGGTCATCCAGCGCGCCGCCTTCGGGGAGTCGATTGCACAGCGCCTCGTACTCGGCAAAAAAGACCTTGCGCAGCCGGTATCGCTCGCCTTCGTTGGAGCAGTGGCGAAGATCCCACGAGCCGGTGGCAGTGGTGGCGTCCATGACAGCTTGGTGGCTCCAGTGGTGCTCCATAATCCGGCCTGCGTAGGTGCAGGCCTCGCGGAAGGCGATCTCGGGTTCCGGCAGCCCGAAGTCTTTCAGGCTCGGTTTGAAGATGCGGCAGAGCTCAGCGATGGATGGCGGCCAGTTCCCACCTTCGAGCTTGATTTCTTCAATGGCCATGTCGAGCGATTCCATCGTCGGCAGTGATGACCACCTCGCCATCGAAAGTGCGAGCTCCCGCTTGGCCAGCTGGAGCATTTCGTTCGTCGAGAACGACATCCGCCAGGTCCTCGGAAAAATCGCCTCCAGCCGAGTAAACGCCCGGTTCACCAGCCCCTGGATCTCCTGCTTGCGCTCCTCCTTCGTCGAACAGGCCTTCCGCCCAGGAGGTGTCGTAGGGGTCTGCGAGGCTCGCTGCGACACGATCCTGCTCTGCGCGACGGTTGCCAGCTGAGATGCGGTTTTCATGACGAGACTCCTTGAGCTTCTTGACCTGGATTTCGAGCTGATCCCACTTGGCGCGCAGCTTGGCGGGGCTGAGGATGACGCCTGACCAGAACTGGTGTTGGGCAGTCCAGGTGATCAGGAAGCGGATTTGTTCGACGGTGCGCTCGTCACGGGTTCGCATCAGGCGAAACTCGTTTGCCCAGGAGCTCATGTTCGGACGCTTGGGGTTGGTCAGGTCGGCACTGATGGCGGCGAACATTTGCTCGGCCATCTCGTGATCAACGGGCTCACCCCATTTCTTCGGCGAGGACTTCTTCGAGGACTTTCTAGAACCTTTAGGTTCTAGAGTGTCTGTAGTGTCTGTATTTGTGTCCCCATCTTGGGGACGTTTTTCGTCCCCATTTTGGGGTCGGAGTCCCCAAGTTGGATCAGGCTTCCGTTTTGGGGACACCCGAGACTTCTGAGCCGAGAAATCCCACTCGCTGATGCGGGTATTGATGCCGATCGGTGCCTGCGAGCCGCCATCGCGACGAAGAACCTTCTTGGCCAACAGGCCGTTCACGGCTTCGCTGCAACGCTTCGACGTCAGGCCGGTCATCTTGGCCAGTACGCTTTGCGAGAGGCGTGCTGAGGAGCGATCCCACCCGAAGGTGGCTCGCTCTACTGCACGGACGACACGGGCCTCTCTGCTCGTCAGAGGGGCTTTGCAAAGCGCCTCGACGATAGCGTTGGCAGTACGGATATATCCGTCTTCCAACTGCGCACCTCTCTTTTCCCTGGGCGCCTCGGGCGCGCTTGGGAACTGGAATATCTGAGCGGTATCTGTCATGATTCACCTATCACCTTGAGTTGTGATGAAGCCCCGTTCTGGTTGGTCGCCGGCGGGGCTTCGTTGCATCAGGCCTTGGCCAGTCTCGGCTCGGCCATTTCCTCCAGCTCCGCCTCAAGCGAGGTCAGAGCGTCAATCTCAGCGCGCACCGCCTTGCGGATCTCCTTGCGCTCCTGAGCACTGATTCGGTTGTCTGCCAGCGCGTCACGCACTGTTTGCGCCACTGTGCCGGCTGCGACCTGATGGTTGATCACCAGATCGAACAGGGTGGCGTCGTCGTCGCGCCTACCCTTGGCCACGGCCACTGCCCCGACCTCATCCAGAAACGCCACCAGCAGGCGCATGTCCTTGGTGATGGAGAACATCAGCCAGAACTTGCGCAGCGAGATGGGGCGGTCGTTGATCGGGTTGCACTGATTCACCAGCACTTGGTACGGACAGCCCACTGCTGCGGCGAGGCGCTTGTATCCGTAGTCCTCGGCGACTTCCTGAATGGCTGCTGTAAGTTTGTCCATGTGTATGTCTCGCTGGTGGTAAAACCTGCCCGCTGCTTCGGGGCTGGGCTAATCTGTGGTTGTGGTCAGGCGGCACGCTTCTTGAGCTTCGAGTGCATCAGGTCGATGGAGCGGCCAACCGAGTAACTGGGATTGGCGATCGCGCCAGTGCGGATGCGATAGATGGTTGAGATGTCGCATCCAGCCTTCTCTGCGACCGCCTTGTAGGTGGCCCCGGATGCCAGAATGGCCTCCAGCTTCTTGGCCAGTTCTTCGCCAAACATGGCGGAGCCCTCTTGGTGTGAGTATATGCACAGGATATGCATTCATGCATTTAAGTCAAGGGCAAATGCATTTGCCGTATGCACCGCCTCGCGGGATCATTGCACTCATGCAAAACAAGCCCGTTCGAGAGATTCTTCAGCAGCTCATAGCTGAGTCAGGTATGCGTGCCATCGACGTGGCGCGGGAGTCAGGCGTGGCGCAGTCGACGCTATCGCGAATCCTGAGCGGCAAGATCGAGCACCCCACGGACCGCCAGATAGCAAAGCTGGCGGAGTTCTTTGGCGTGTCCGGGGATCAGATGCGGGGTAGGGAGGCTTTGAAGCCTGGTGCTGCAAGCGTTTCAGAGCACCCGGCGTTCAAGGAGTCCAATGTTGCTCCGCCACCGAGGATGGAGGGCTATGTGCCGATCATCTCGTGGGTGCAGGCGGGCGCATGGACCGAGGTCTGCAATGTCGACTTCCTGAGTGACGAGATGGTGCCGAAGCCGCCGGCCTGCTCGGACAGAACTTTCGCCCTGCGCGTAAAGGGGCAGTCAATGTCTCCTCGCTATGAGCCGGGCACAATCGTGTACGTTGACCCCGAGGTGCTACCATTTGATGGTGATGACGTTGTAGCGGTGCTCACTGACAGTAATGAGGCGACGTTTAAGCAGTTTGTCGAGGAGCCGGGCGGCGGAAAGATGCTGAAGGCGCGCAACCCGAGCTGGCCGGACCCTTGGGTTGCCATTAATGGCAACTGCCAGATTATAGGGGTGGTGGTTGCAGACCTGCGCTTGAGGGTGCCGCGCTCTTGACGCCAGGGTTCTAAATAGGAGGGGTGTGTGCCCAGCAAGAATGCCGTCTTGACCATAGGTGTTTCTGGCCTAGTCCTTATGCTGGTGGCGATGTTTGGCCAAAAACCTGAAGCTCTTCGCTCAGAAGCGCGAAGCGCTCCACCCGAAACTGCGCCTGAACCTAGCGAGCGGAATCAAGATGGCGCTTCTCCAAAACCTGCTGAGCCGAACTCACCCTGGTTCGTGAGGCAGGACACGTCCCCGATGGACGATTCGACCAGTGTTTTCCTCTCGACATACTCCAAGGAGCTGGTGCCACATAAATATCGTTCGGGCCGCGCGGCCCCAGCCGTGCTCCAGCTTCGATGCATGGAGAACACCACAGCGCTGTACATCGAGTTTAATGGGCACTACATGGTGAGTAGTAGATATCAGGACTGGGGTGACGTAGATCTTCGGGTAGACGCTGGCAACGCGAGAACGATAGGCATGCATGAGTCCACAGATAACCAGGTCCTGGGTCTATTTCGCGGCGGTCAGTCGATCCCCGTCATCAAGTCTATGTTTGGCGCCGAGAAGCTGTTAGTCCGGGCCACACCGTTCAACGAGTCGCCCATCACAGTCACGTTCGACGTCAGTGACCTGGAGAGCGAGATAACTCCGCTCCGCGAGGCTTGCCACTGGTAGCAAAGCCCAGCGAGAACCAATAACCCGCCTCGTTGGCGGGTTTTTTATGCCCGCAAAACAGGCGCCTGCATAAAGGGCGCATTTTTTTTTCCGGAAATATGCATTGGTGCATTGACGCAGAATGCATAGATGCATATATTTGGAAGCGTGGACAGGGCAGCAGCCCACCACCGGCCACCTGGCCACGCTCTTTAAGAATTCGACGAAGTACCCGTGACGCCATCCGGTAGCAGGCGGCAATCCCCCAGCAGGGGAACCGTTCCGGGCGCCCCTAAGAGAGGTGGGGCGTAGGCCAGGGCAGGGGACAGCAAACCTTGCCTTGAGTCGGCGCTAGTCCAGCGTCACGGGAGAGAAAAGGATTCAGCGCCTTGGTAATCCAGGGCGCATCCGAAAGCTCATTCAGTGAGTGGGCTTTCGGAAAGCAATTAAGAGGGCAGTGCAGTGAGTGACTACAAGTATCCACACGCCGACATTGTCGGCAAAGAGGTGGTGATCATGGTTGAGAAGTTCAAATCCACCAAGAGCCGTTTTGACGGCGTTGTGGTTTCCCCTGGTTACCAGTCAGACAAGGTGTTCGTTCACGTCTACTTCCTTGGAAGTGAGGTCACGTTTGATCGCGCCCTGATAAAGACCGAGGACGACCTCAAGGACAATTCAGAAGTGGCCAGGGGCTACCGGCGCGCAGAGAAAGCGTGGAAGGAGAGAGACCTGGCGGAGCGTGAATACAAGAAAGCCACGAGAAACGTTGAGGATGCAGAGAAAAATCTTCTTCGGGTGCTGGCCGCTACTTATGGCGAGGGTGGTCGCTAAGAATTCCGACGCCCTGCACAGCGGGGCGTCATCCACCAGCCTTCTCGCCGAGAGGGCTTTCGGATGACAACGGGAGAGACGAGATGCACATCACCGAGGACATAGTCACCCCGCACCACCTGCTCGCCGCCGAGCGCTGGATCAGCGAGAACGGCATGCCGGGGACCGATGCGGAAATGGCCCGGATGGGTCGGGAAGTGGCGCAAGAGGCGCAGCAGGTCGTCGAGCACATGGCGTGCAAGGCCTTCGAAGCGCTGGATGCCCATAAGGAAGACAGGAAGGCGGGCGTCGAGACGCTGGCTGGAATGCAGGGCCGGGAGTTCATGCAGGACATCTACAGCGAGCTGCGCCGCAGGGCGTGACGACGGAGCCTCCGGGCGAGGGGGAGTGATGCATATCGAAGGACCAGAGGACATGCCGGTATGCCCCGGCTGCGACAACCCAATTGAGGCGCACGAGCCAGCCGAGGTCATCGTCGCTTTTGGGTACCAGGCGCTGGCTTGCCAGAGCTGCATAGACGAGATGGAAGAAGGCGACTGAGCACCACGCGATCCGCTGCGCAGTGCGGCCCAGTGCCCCGCCCCGGGCCAAAGTACGGGGCCATCGAAGAGGGTCTGGAGCGGTAGAGCAGAAAGCCACGCCGAGAAGCCAGGCGGAGTTCGAGGCCTGGGCTCTCTTCGATGCGGTGCAAGCGCCGGCTCGCTAAGCCGGAAATGCTGGTGGCAACACGGGATCAGGCCAAATGTCCCCGTGCCGCTGGAGGCATCCAGCCACCGCATCACCATCTGTTCCCTGCATTTGCCCGCCACCGGCGGGCTTTTTTATTCCAGGAGGTCGCATGACCGCAGACACAGCACGCCGTCGCCTCGGGCTGCGGCCTCTCATCGG